CACTTTCTTTAATCAACCTATGATAAATCATTTTCTGAATCTGTATTGTATCCCCTTTTGATAATTTAATCGGTTGATTATTATCAAACTGGAAGTACCAATCACCACACTCTAATACGGTCATAACTCTATCGTTCTTGTCCCTATGCCATACTAAATTGTTTTTGTCAGTGTTTACAAATCTTCTAATGAAAATTTCTTTAGACAAATTTTCTTGTGCGTATACTTCAGTTACCAAAAGAAGTTACCTCCACCTGATAACCCAAGTTGTTTTGCATATCTAGGCAGTCTACATGCCCAATATCCTGGCTTTGTTTTATCGGTCTTTTCTGAACACTTGTGTCTTGCTACAAAACTTTTTCTCGCCTCTGGATCATCAATTTTTGCTTGCAATCCACTAGTATCCCCAAATTCTACTTTGACAACATTTCCTTTTTCATTCTTGACATACACATAATATTTTTTATTCCCGCCACGCTTAGGCGAGTTTAATTCTTTATCATCTTCTTCCATTAATGGACAATCAAGTGGAATATGCTTACCTTCATAAATATCAAATTTGCCGATATCAGTTTCTAATATTTCTAAATCATATTCATCTAATGTTATCTCACCATTTAAATGCATATTTCTTGCAGTTTCAAATGTTTCATAAAATGATTCTGACCCCAGTCTAAAAACATTATCAATTAATGGAATTTCTTTTTCGACATGATATTCTACCATTTCTTTTAAATTTTGAAATTGTTTAAAACTTTTCATCTTTGTATTCCATTCTAGTTTTTATTTCGTCACCTTCGGTGTCTAATGAAATTAATCTTGCAATACCTTGAATATCTGTCAATAATTCATTGCAGACTGTCTTATCATAAGTTTTTCCACTAATTTCACTATATTGATTTCTTAGTCTATGCAATTGAATTGCCTTATTCTTCATCAATTCAATTCTTTCAATAAGATCTTCAACGGTATGTAGCATTTTTAATCATCATCTTCCGAATACATCATATAATCATATACACTATTCATATAATCATTACATTTAGTGATTTTAGATTGAATCCATGCATCTAATTCAATATCTTCAGCACCAGCAGACATTTTCATTTCTCTCATCAACTCCACAAGTTGATCAGCTTTATCTGCTATTGATTTTAATTCCGTCACTGCCATATCTGCTTCAAAATCTTCATTTAAGTCTGTAAGATTTTGATTCTTGGCATTCAGGCTTTCAATCATTTGTTTCCATGCAGTTTTATGATCGGTTGTCATCTTTTTCCTCCAAAGTAAGTTACTGCGTGACCATTTTCAACTAGTAAATCGTTTATCGATTCACCACTTTCTAATACAATCACTCCAAGAATTCTACTGTATTTCCCAGTTTCTTTATCTTTTTGTGTTTGTATTGTAACACGGGAACCAACAGGAGCGTAGTTTTTTGCGGCTTCCTTCGCAGCAAGACCACGCTTCTTTTCTTCTAAATCCCTCGTGCGGCTTTCTGGTGCGTTGATTCCATAGAGTCTAACTCTCTGTTTTTTTAACCAAACACCAAATCCCAAATCAATATCAACATCAACCGTGTCTCCATCGACCCATCTTAGAATAGTTGCTGTATAGGTATACATATTACTTATCCCAGTTCTTTGCAGCTGTAAAGTTATTGTAACTAAATTCTAATCTGTCAACTAATTTTACTGCAGATTTCCCACTTTTATCAACAGCAACATATCCCTCTACATTACTTACTTTGTATCCTTTATCAGTCCTGATAAATATTTTTGCCAATTGTTGTACTTCATTTAATTTTTTTACAATCATTGTTTTTGAATCGACAATGTGACTCATAAATTCAATAATTGAATATACTGTTTTATTCATGGAAAGAAGTTGTTTTACAATATCATCTCGTAATTCTTCTTTCTGTACTCTTGTGTTTTCTGTTTTTATTTTAACAATAATTTTTTCATCAAAATATCTTTTTACATACATCGCATAATCAAATCTTTTTGCCTTTTCTACTGAAAACTGTTCACCCTTTTTGATAAATTGATTCAAATATGTTTTAAACCCTGCACCTGCAAGTTGTCCTTTAAAAATATCTTCTTGCATACTTTGGAATTTTTTTAAATCTGCAGAATTAATCTTTCTAAACGATGTCCCAGCGGCCGAAAGCATCTTTGTAATCTCTTTTGTCTCTGATGATGTAAATTTTGCAGAACCAGAAACATCTTTGTAGGTAGCATCATCCATCCAAACATTTTTATTTTTTCTTAAACCAGATATGTCTGCACCAAAGGATGCAGACATTCCTTGTAAATCACTACCAGTGTATGTAGTATGCCAAACCACTCCAATTTTTGCAGATTTTATCTGTTTTCCTAAATCAGAATTTACTGGTACCGCATATACTAATGTGTTTGGTTCAAATGTGTAATATGTTTCACCATCAATAGTTTTTGTTTCTACATCATCGGTAAACATGAGGTCACCTTGTAGCACACCTCGTATGCCCAAAGTTGAAAGCTCCTCAAGCGCAATTTTAAATTTTGAATTAAGTTGTCCTGATAAATCATCATCAATCTCCTGTATTGTTTTATAAAGTTTTGGAGTTGCATTGAAAACCGATTTCTTTGCAACAAAAAATTTCCCATCTGCAGGGTCTATCCCAGCAAATATTGCTGGAGCACCATCCCATTTAACTGTCATGTTAACTTTACTGGATGCACTGCCCGCCAACATATTTCTCAGAGAACGCAAAAAGTTAATGGCGGCCCTACCACCAGAAATGCCATAGTTTATAATCTCATCTTCGATGTGCTCTAGGTGTAAATTTTTACCACCCTTTTCTTCTGTGAGATATTGAATAAAACTTTCCATTACTTTATGCCCTTTGTATAAAACTATTTATTCATTAGTTTCTTTATTGTTTTTAGTGCCTTTTTACCGTCTGGGTGATTTGGATTAATAGATACCTCATCTCCATTAACAAAGTCTGATATATTTGCAGATTTTCCTAATGCTTCAATTGCCTTATGTAGTGGGTCATTTTTATCAAATTTAACTTCAAAGTTTGTTTTCCCACGGAGTTCAACCCAACTCTTTTCTTTGGTGTCCCACATCTTTAAAACATCTTGAGTTTTTCCACGAATCAATTTGAGTTTGATGCCCTCATCTAAGTATTTTTTAAAACTTAACATTAATACAACTTTCCAAATGGGCCAAACACTTTACCTTTTTTCTGTGCAAGATATGCCATACTAGTTAATAAATCATCTCTTTCAACATCGTTTAAAGAAACAATCTCGCACACTAAATGTAGTTGCATTAATTTACTTTGAGCAAAGTCTGGTCGTGGAGAATTGAAAACAGTAACAAAGTTATCCATAAACTGACTTTCTGTAATACCAGTGTATTTCATAACTTTTTTAAATTTATAAAGGTACTTATCATAGTCTTTTCTAAATTCAGCTTCTGTTTTAGGATATTTTCTGTTGTTGTTATTCCATTCCAAGTTTGACATTTTAAACATCCTTTCTGCCATATCTAGAGGTACTTTACCCAGTCTAGCAGAAGTTGCACCCAAGTCGGTTCCTTCTATTTTTAAATTATTAAACCCTGCGCTATTCTGTCTAATTTGAAATTTTATCTTTCCTTGTTTTCCAGATATAGTTATCTTTGTATCAGAATTTAAAAACTCATTATTGGGTTTCAATTTTAGATTTATCTCTAGATTTTCAAGTGTAAAATTATATTCATCATTATCAAACATATCCATATTTTCTAAATTAACTAGTTCCCATCTTGCTCTGGTACCAGACATTTTCTTTAAAGATATTCCAACTATTTGTCTACTATGAAACATGTCTCTAAGAATTGCATTAAATTCTTCAAGAGTAGTTACATCATCTAATACTTTCTCTTTTAAGATTCTTTTTATTTTGTTAAGATCAGAAACTAACCAAACATCAGCGGGATTCCAAGTATCCTTTTTTGATATTCCATATTTGGTTTTACACAATGAAGTAATGTAATCCATAAAACCACCATCTCTTGAATAGTGATTATATCTTGTAGTACCAACTTCTCTATGTACAGTCAGTTGTTGCTGAAAGAAAGTGTTCTCCCACTCTTCATTCATTGCTGGGTATATTTTTAATAAATCATCACGATACAATTTCATAAAAGTACCTTGATTAGAATACCCATTGTTTTCTATGCTTTTTTGAATTGCGAAAAGAGAGGAAAGTTCTTGCATTTGAGTGGTTTTGCCATCTGAACTACCACCCTTACCAGTGAATTGAGATTTATCAATATCA